CTAGGATCACATACCTCGACTCTGCATGTGAAACGCACGTTTGTCTAGACGCAACAGGGCGTTCATCTAAGATGATGTTCCGTAATGATAACACTGACTGCCTCATACGGTGGGTCCCAATATATATGTGTACTACGTAATAATGATGCTTTTGCGATAGCAGTACCCTTCTAGATCGATAAATAACATGTGCGTATGTTCAAAGCGAACGGTTAACCAAGTTCGTTGACTTCGTCTCCAAACACCAGTAGTTTGCTCCAGCTAAGAACGAAAGTTACGCGTTTGTAACTACCTCTCCTCTCAAGCGTTGTCACGCCCTTCGACTCAGGCACCACCATCTAGGGCCGAAGCCTTGCGTTGTTCCCAGTTCAGCCCTTCTGAGAAAACAAGCATCTTACGTCCTATGTACGAAGGTCTCCCAAACTTAGTTCAAAACTCAGGGAGTCGACTATCAAAGCCAAATATAGTATAAAGTCTACCGTCAATCAAGTTATCCACCCCTCCAGCATCGGGTCACTTACCTTTTACCATGATGCAAGAGATTCCCATCCTTTCGATAGACCGTTGTGGTTTCCCATCAATCCATCAAGAACCCATGAAATGTATCGTCCTTTCTTCAGGCGCGAAGGTTTGTGTTTTGTCGAGGCTCATCACAATGCCAAGATCATGTTCAATCACTTCGAAGATTGGTTCGATATCTAGCTTCTCGAAGGTTAGGACAACGCTGTCGTCACCATGTGTTAAAATAGATCTGAGCTTGCGTATTTGTCCGGTTTTAAGTATTCCATAACGTAGTGCGATACTCATCACTTCGCCACCGGCGTTGTTCGTGACATACGATCCACTCGTTAGGCTGCGCAACCTGAAGACTAGGCCAATTAAAGGGTGATAGACTGAACCAAAGACATTGAAGCCAACTTGGTTAGCCCACAAACGTGTCATGGCAGTGGTGTTTAACACAGTCATCATTTCCCAAGCGTCGTACATCATTAGTTGCAAATATTGTTGAAGCGATAAATCGTATTTCTTAGCATCTGCACAAAGCGTGTGAAATCCATACGAGTTTAAAGCTAACCGAGAAAGTTCCTTTTGGGTGTACCCCGTAACACAGTTGGATGTACGTGAAGTTAACAACCACTGTATCCTACCGTAGTTACAGATAACTTCAGCAACCGTGTGTGCGAGTGGAGGACAGAAAACAAGGCGAGTTTTCAATTTCCCCGTATCTCCAGGAGCAGTTCGGGTGAAGATCGCTCATGGTATGGCGAAT